CCAACAGGTGTGAAGATGGTTGGTGCTAGACATGTCTCAGAACCACATGATGTTATCACTGACAGACCTAATACTCCAACTAAACGTCCCTACATAAATGAGGAGGATGTAACTTAATGTCACAGAGAAAGAATTACCATACAGTCAGATATGGCACTAGAGATGGTGAAATACAATTTGGTCACATTCATAAGGACAATAATGAATCAGCAGTAATGTTGAGGAGTGGTCATGATTTCATACATTATATAAGTATGGATTCCACTGGCAATGAGGTTCGTAAACATGGAACAATCTGTAGATCACCTGGTTCTTTTCAAGTTAAAGCAGGTGATAATGCAAAGGTAACTGATGATAATAAGAATAATGATGCTGGCATTACAATGGATGCTGTGAGTGGTGATATTATATTGAGAGCACCACAAGGTAAGATTAGAATAGAAGTTGATATGGCTGATGGTGCTACTTCTATTCTTGGAAGTAAGACAGGACCTTCTAGCACTGAAGAAAATGCCAAGAATCTTAAGAAATAGGAGGTAACATGCACTTTTCAGATGTAGAATGTGGTAAAAGATTGTTTCTGGGAACAGGTAGACCTGTTGCTCTTGGAATAGGACAGGATGAAATAAGAGGATCTGCATATCTTGAAGGTCCTATACAGATGGGAACTGCTGATGCATTCAGTTCTGTATTAGGAACATTGATGATTGGTAGAGAGAAGAATGATGATGATAAAAAGCAACCACCTAGATCACTATGGGTTAAAGGCAACACAAGGTTAGAGGGAGATAATGGAACTCCTAATGCATTGAACATCACAGGTAATACTGTTCAAATAGGAAATACAGATACAACAGGTAATCTCACCATAACAGGTAACACTTCACAGACAGGAACAATTACTGCTGGTGGAAATGTTACTGGTGCTGATTGTGTCACTGCTGGTGGTATTACTCTTTCATCTAGAAAAGCATTTGATATTCCTCATCCTACAAAAAAAGGATATAGACTGAGACATATTTGTTTAGAAGGTCCTGAAGCAGGTGTTTATTTTAGAGGTAAATTAAAGAATGATAAAATAATACTTCTTCCAGAATATTGGAAAAAATTAGTAGATGTTGATACAATTACAGTACAACTTCAACCCATAGGTGCTCATCAAGACATCATAGTGAGGAGATGGGATGCAGAAAAAATAGAACTGCAATCCAAATCAGGTATTCCAATTCATTGTTTTTACCATGTGTATGGTGAAAGACAAGATGGTGAATATTTAATATCTGAGTATAAAGGTGAGTCCATTGATGATTATCCTGGTGATAACAGTCAATACTCTCATAATAGATAAATCATTCAAATTTAAATTATGACTGAAAATCATGTAACATATCGTGGGTCTATGAAAGACACCAACATTATTCAACTACCTGTTGAATGGAAAGGAAAAGTTGACTTGGAGACTATTTCTGTGAGTTTAACACCCATAGCAACCTATCAAGAACTATTTGTTGAGAAGATAGAGTGGGCTGAAAGAGTAATAGTTAAGTCTGCTTCAGCATCAAAAATTCATTGCTACTATACTATTAACGCTACATTACTATGAACCCTGAGGATTTTCATGCAAATGAAGGTGATGAGTATTTAATTAGAGTTGTCATAGATACTTGTGCTCGTACTTTTTACATGTATTCAAATGAAGGTGGAAAGAGAAGTATAAGATGTGATTCTATTGATGAATTTATGACAGTCCTTGAATTGATACGTACAGTTGTTGATAAGGACATAATTGCTTACAGTGATGCTGTGACAAAAAAGTAATTATTCTTGACTATAAATAACTCATAATAGAATTACTGCGCAAAACAGATGCCACTTAGTAGATTAGATAATTTCCTGAAGAATGTTCGTGGTAACATTATCTATGTCAATCCTAATGATTTAGATGCCACTGATGCAGTTGAGAATCAGGGTAATTCACTTGGACGTCCCTTTGTAACCATTCAAAGGGCGTTGATAGAAGCAGCTAGATTTTCATACCAGCAAGGACTAGACAATGATCGTTTTGGGAAGACAACTGTAGTATTATATCCTGGTGAACATGTAGTGGACAACAGACCTGGTTATATTCCAGATGACTCTGTTAGTCCTATTCGTTATATTGAAAGACAAGGTACAACTACACTAGATTTCTCACCTTTCTCTACCACATCAGACTTTAATTTAACATCAACCAACAATATTCTTTATAAGTTGAATAGTGTATTTGGTGGTGTCATAGTCCCTAGAGGTGTTTCTGTAGTAGGTTTAGATGTAAGAAAGACAAAGATAAGACCATTATATGTTCCAAATCCACTGAATGATAACATTGAGC